CGACGCCACTCTCGGCCACTATCGCCACCACGTTCCCAATGATGTTGTTGGGATCGAGAAGAACGGGAAGTGCAATGACACGAACGACGGTGGCGGCAGCAGCAAGTGCACCTGCTCGTGATGCCAGACGAGAATGGAGATGGCAGGGCTGATGAAGAGAAATAGTGCAAGGTCGAAGCCGAAGACGTGTGGCCTGTGCAAGGGCAGCGGGACTGTGGGTGCCGTGAATGACCAAGGCAAGGTTGTGCGGATGACCTGCACGCGCTGTGGCGGCTCGGGAACACGGTGAGGCAATCCACTGCGGCAAAGGCGACAAAGGCTTCTGCGAAGGCGAAGAGGCCTATCCAGGTTCTGTTTATCTGCAGGTGCGGAGGAGAGGTTTCTGAGCACAAGGAACCCGGATATGATTGCAAGGCGTTCGTTGGGCAACGCATTGTTGAGGACACACACGGAATGAGGAAGGAAAGTGAGCCGGAAATCAAGAGACAGGATGGACTCGGGCCGTACCGAGGGGGTTACGGGCTCGATGCCGGCTCAGCCGGGCCTGGCACAGAAAGAACCAGGAGGGGAAGGGAGCAGAAGGATGGCAAAGGTCGGCAGGCTGAAGACGCCAGCGGGACAACAGAAAGAAGTACCGAACGAGGACCTGAAGTTCCAGAAGAACGAAGCCAGGGCAATAGCCAGTCCTTTTTCCGTCAGTGAGCCTGCAGAGCTGTTGTATCGGGACTTTGCAGAAGCTAGGGAATGGAGCGACGGGCCAAGGGGGCGTATGAAGAGGTGGACCGAGCTGTCGGTTTATGACCGCCATGCATGGCGCGTGCTGAAGGACAATATCCTTTCTGGCGGAGGAAAGCTGCCGCTCGAGGCTCCTGCACCCGGCACGGTTGCGCTGACGATCTCCGAGGATGACTGCTATGTGACTGTGCAGGTTTCGAGGGAGAGCCTGAAGAGTCCGGGGGTCAAGAAGGCTCTGCAGGATGCAGACCAGGAACTTGATAGGCAGAAGGCCGAGAAGAAGGAGTTCGAGGAGTCCAGGAAGAAGATCACAATTCCAGGAATTCACCGACATGGCTAAGCCCAAGATGCAAGGCAAGGCAGAAGTTTCTTCCGGCATATCGAAATCAAATGCTCTTGCAAAGCAGGCATTTGGCAAGACACTGCCATGGAAGGTGAAAGTTCAGTTCTTTGACGACAACGGAGATTTTGTTTTTGCATGGACCCCCGACATCACTATCAGGGCTTGGGAAGACAAGGTGACTCTGTCTTTTAGTGCCACGGACCTGAGTATAGACACACGATGATTGCAAATCTGCAGAACAAGGAATGGCACCGCAATGGTTGTACATGACCTTGAGTTCACCAAGCATGAGCAGAAAGGGATCGCTAATCACACGGTGTGGGCAAGGTGTTCGTGCGGAAATAAATCCTATAAGTCCACAGGGCAATCTGCATCGAAGGCACGGAACGTTATCCAGGGCTTGCACAGGAGACACAAAGACAGGAGCAAATGACATGCCTATGGTGATCAGGGCATTCGTTGGTAATGAGTACGCATTTGCGGCCGATGGTGTCGATATCGGCATTTCTATGGCAGAGGTCGATGAGCGGGGATTCCCGCTGAAAACGCATGCGGTCTTGCGTATGATGCCGCAGAACGAAACGGACAGAACTATTCGTTTCCAGTGGCATATCGTGCTTGATCACGAAAGAGCAATTGAGCTTCAGTTTCCGCATATAATTCGATTGCCCGAGGGGGTTGGCCAAGCGCTGTTGGAGGCACTGTCGAGAAATTATCATGGTTCGGCAGATGTGCACAGGATGGATGCGGATTTGGGCAGGGAGAGGGCCCGGCGTGACGAGGCCGAGAACAGGATATGGAATATCCTTGACCGGATGACTACAGGTCTCGCTATGGAGTCAAATGCGGATCCCGTGGCTATGCAGCTCGCGCAGTATCTGCCTGCCCTGTCATTGGCGGTTTCGAGGACAACGGATCCTCCGCCAGTTGGCAGTCCGCCGCTCCAGTTCCACAGCAATACGTTGTGCCGAGGACATATGCCGTGGGATATGAGGCATGAATGCACGGAATGAGGGCAGCCACAAGAAGTCTCAGGGTCTTGGCCCTTTTGTCGATGAGTCTTGTACTGGCGCTTTTTGCTCTATGGGCCAGCCAGGCCAAGGGGAATGGCGATATTGCATTGTTCTTTGCCATTTCCTCGGGTATCCAGGGCATTGCAGCGATGTATATCATGATCCAGGACTGTAAAAGGATCATAATTGCGGCCGAAATTGATGGTAAAAGGTCGTAAAAGAATGGGAAAACACGAGTAAAGTCTTGGCGAAAGCTACTTTCCGCCGCTCGATGCCGGGTAAGGTTCGGCCTGTTGTATGGAGCTAACGGGATGGTAGAATTTGCCACGACGTCCAGCGCAGAGCAGCGGGTCGAAGCCAGCGCGATCTGCCAGCGCTAACGCTGGAGCGGGCGCAACCCTGGGCGAGTCCCGAGGGGCCCACCTCGTGTCAGTGCCTCGCCCGGGGGATGCGCCTGTTCAGCTGGCTGACCTGTACCGAGGCTGGCCGAGGCTGGGCCTGATCAGGGATTTGGCGTTCGGGGAATTCTCACCTGCTGAACTTGCCACGAATATCGGGTGCGATGTCCGTGACATCCTTGACTTCAGGGCTGATCACGAAGACGAGATCGCTGAAACACGTGCTGCACTGGCTGGAAAGCTGGCAATAGAGACTGCAGGGCTGTGGATAGCCAAGAAGCAGAATAGGCTCGCTGAAATGCAGGCCGATGCGGAAGACCTGAGGGACTGCATCGAGGCACTCAGGGACGAAAGCAGGCTGGGTGGGCAGCAGCACCGCGATATCGTGAAGACCAGGGTTACCCTCCTGAAGGCTGTGGCTGACGAGCTTTCGCCACGCCAGACTGGCGTTAAGCCGAGGGCAGAAGAGACTGGCAATGTTGTCCGATATGTTATCGAGGATGACGATATCGAGGCGATGAAGTGACTACTCAACAGCCACAGCAGACGCAACGGGCCGCATTCTCTGGAACATGGAGTGCGAACAGGCTGCTGCTCCTGATTGCAGGCATCTGCTTCTTTATTGCCGCCCTGGCAGCTGCAGGAATTGCTGACCAGATGGGCCCAGCGCTTGCTTGGGCATTTGGAGGATTTTCGGCCTGGACATTGTCTGGTGCACTATGAACGCCAATGAGATCGTTATATCCATCATACGAACAATTACTCCCATGGCCGTGGGAGCATTGGCTGGTTGGCTGCTGGTTCACCATATCCTCACCGTATCTGCATCTGAGCAAAGCGGAGTTACTGCACTGGTTGCGTCTGCTCTGGCTGCCGGGTATTACGCAGGCATCAGGCTACTTGAGGCCAAATTCCCAAAGTTGCCATGGGGCATTCTATTGGGTTTCCCGTCTACTCCCAGCTATAAGGCGAAGACACCGTGACGCTGCCCTATAATCCGACCCGGGCCCTGGCGGTGTGGGTACGGATATGGTGGCATTCGCGCAGGAAGGGGGAGTCCTGAACAGTTGCGATAGTGCCAGGGAAGGATCCCCTCCTCCGGACTGTAGGATCAAGGCCGAGGTTATCTGGATTTGCCGTGTTGAGGGCCGGGAAGTCACGCTGTGTGGGCCGTGTGACCAGGCTTGGAAGAGAATGGCGAATATCACACCGGCTCTACAGCAGCGCTGTCCACATTGTGCTTCGAAATATCACGAAAGTCGGCAGATTTCTCCGTCCGGGCATTCTACTGGCCCGCTCGGAGGATTGCCAATTGAAGGTCCGCTTGCAGAAGCGATCAACCGCGCCATGCTGGCCGAGGGCATCTCTGGCGATGCTCGGCGGCGTGTGTTGACTCGAATGGCGGCTGATTCTGATCCCTACATCGCGAGTCTTCTCCGGTCCGTGGCCAGCGCCGGAGCGGCCGCATGACGAAGAATCAAACTCAGGAACAAATTGAGCATGAGGCAGATCAGTCATTCTTGAGTGACGAAAAATTCGAACAACGCCTGCTGCTACTTCTACGCAGGAATCCGGGGTTGTTCGAGAATTGGGTACGTCAGCGTAATCGTGTTCACGGTGGTGCATCTTGGCAGGGTGTGATCAGGTGACTCAGACCGATCACGCCTATCGCCCTCGTGGTGCTGCACGCCGAGTGCGGGCCTGTAGAGACCCTGAAGTGCTGCTTTCGGGACCTGCAGGTACTGGGAAGAGCCGGGCCTGCCTAGAGAAGCTTCATACGATGGCTCTGGCCAATCCTGGAATGAGAGGGCTGATATGCCGGAAGACGGCGACATCCCTTTCTTCTACGGCACTGGTTACTTGGCGACGGTTCGTCATTCACGAGTCCTTGCTCAATGGCGACGTCTGGTTCTATGGCGGAAGTGCTCAGGAACCGCCGCAGTATCGATACAAGAATGGCTCTATTGTATCGATCGGTGGCCTGGACAGGGTTGAGAAGATCATGTCATCGGAATATGATGTGGTTTTCGCCCAGGAGGCAACTGAGCTAAGTGAGAACGACTGGGAGATGATCACCACTCGTCTCAGGAACTGGCAGATTTCTTTCCAACAGATCATGGCCGACTGCAACCCGAGTTACCCGACACACTGGCTGAAGCTTCGGTGTGACGATGGCCGAACGACCATGATGGAAACGTTCCATGAGGATAATCCCATTCTGTTCCATAAAGACGGGAAAATCACGGAACGCGGTCGTGACTACATATCGAAGCTGGACCGGCTGACCGGTGTTCGGTTCCTGAGGCTTAGGCAAGGCCAGTGGGTCGCTGCCGAGGGTGTCATCTACGAAGACTTCCAGGCCGAGATTCATATCATTGATAGGATCAGTGCTCCTGGCCTGGAATTGGATCGTTTTGGCGTGCCGACCGAGTGGCCCCGATATTGGTCGGTGGACTTCGGATTCGTACACCCGTTCGTTCTGCAATGCTGGGCGAGGGACGACGACGGACGGCTGTACCTGTATCGCGAGATCTTCCGTACGCACAAGACCGTGGACGTGCACGCCAGGACGATCCTCAATATTGTAGCTCCAAAGGATGCTCAGGGACTCAGGCACTGGGTTGAGCCCAGACCCCGGGCGATCGTGTGTGATCACGATGCAGAAGGACGGGCAGTTCTTGAACGCGAGCTCGATATGTCGACTGAGCCTGCGCACAAGAGTGTCCTTGAAGGAATTGACGCCGTACAGGTTCGAATGAAGGTCCAGCTGGACGGTAAGCCTCGGTTGTTTCTTGTACGTGATGCGGTTGTGGACAAGGACCCGGACTTGGACGAAAGCGGAAAGCCGACTAGCACGATCGAGGAGCTTCCCGGTTACGTATGGTCGGACAAGACGAAAGAGCAGCCCGTCAAGGAAGATGACGACGGCTGTGACGCGATGCGGTACATCGTCGCTGAGCAAGACTTCGGTATTCGACCGATCTTCAGGAGTTTTGTCGCGTGAGCAAGCTGGCCGAGAGAGTAGAGACCCTGATCGTTGAGTCAGAGGTCAAGAAGATGGACTTGCATGATGGCGATATCCTTGCAGTGTATGTCCCTAGGGACATAACCAGTGCCGAGGCTAGCAGGATGGAAGAAAGGCTCAAGGAAATTACCGGGCTGGACCTCAAGG